TCATTTGTAACTAAACCTTTTCCAGAGAAGCCAGATTATCTAGTAAATAAAGATTGGTATAACTGTGAGGGATTTGAAAAATGGCAGACAGAAGATTCTGATAGAATGTTTTATGATAATGAATAATTTTATTATCTTTGCATAGTTCATATTATAAGTTTATTGAAGTTATACTAGAAGCCCTGGAAATTTTTCCGGGGTTTTTAGTTTAAACAAAAAAAGTTTTTATATTTGTTCTCTACTAAGTTTGTTATATGAGATGACTGATCAGCAAAAAAAGTTATGGCTGCATGTTGCAGAAAAGACAGAGTCTAACTTAGAAGCTAGAATGGTGTATGATGAACTTATAAAAATATTAGACATGGAAAAAGATACAGTGATTGTTTCCATCACAGAGACAGATGGAGGATTAGAAGTAAGAGTTAATGAAGGAGCTTATGGTAATGCACATATCATAGGTGTATTAGAAAGAATCAAGTTTACTTTATTAAGTGAAGATCCAGTTACTATGGAAAAATTGCCAGTGCAAACTGAGCAAAAGTATGATGCGTAATTTTTAAAACCAACAATATGAGTAAATCATTTAAAAAACTAAGAGGCCGAACAATTTTATTGAGTGTGCCAGAAAGAAAAAAGTCTTCTATTGAGTTATCTGCTAAAGATGAAGAAGCACTAATGCAAGAAGCTGCTAAACTTTGGAGTAAACTTACCGTTTATGCAATAGGAGAAAAAGTAGAAGAAGTGGTTGTAGGAGATCAAGTATATGTAAGAACATCTGCTCTTAACATGGAAACCGTAGAAAGAGTAGAGATTGATGGTGAGATCAAATTAGTTCTTAATGAAGGTGATGTAATTATAGTATGGTAATTATGAGAGGAAAACTTTATGATACAACATCTCCTTACAGAAACATGGCTAATGATGTTTATGGAAAGGACACCTATATTAATAAACCATCTTGTCCTACAGCAACAGAAATAGACTGGACTAAAAGACTTCAAAAATTAGATGAAGGGCCAAGACCAGAGTATTATGGTGGTAAGGATAATACCTATGAAGTATTTCAAGTGTTAGAAGCTTGGGGACTTGACAAAGACTTTTATCTAGGCAATGTTATAAAATATCTTGCACGATCAGGCAAGAAAAATAAATCTACTGAAAAAGAGGATTTACAAAAAGCTTTAGTATATTTACAAAAAAGAATTGACTCATTATGATAATAAAACTTATAGCTTTTGTATTTGGATTAATAGTCTTAGGATTCTTATTCTTAGTGAATAATGCTATGAGTAAACCCATATATAATAAGATGTCTAATGTATGGGAAGATGATCCAGAAGGTAGAAAATATGCTAATATAACCATTGTAGCAATGATGTTTATTTCATTCTTTATAGGACTTATGTTTTAACCCTGCAACTCTCCAAACGAAAAGATCCTCAGAAATTTCTCTGAGGATTTTTTTTATTCAAATATTTTTTGTATATTATAGTGTAATTAAAATTTTATATCATGGGAGCTTTACCAGAATTTGAAAATGTAGATAATGCTAGATCTACGATGCCTGAGTATAAATCAAAACTTACTCAGATGTACCAGTACCTTAACAGGTCGGTAAATAAGTTTTTCTTTGATTGGGGTTACAAACTTGCAGTGCAAAGAGTGTATGCCAATAATGCTGCTGCTATTACTGCAGGATTAAAAAAAGGAGATTGGTATGTATCAGTTTCAGGAACTGATCTAATAGTTAAGATTGTTCAATAATTAAAACTAATAGTCATGGCAGATTTAACAAGCGGGTTAACTATAACCAATGCATCTGGTGCAGTTTATAGAACCTCTAGATTAGCTTTAAATGATGGAAACATTAAAGCTAAAGAACTAAGTAATTTACTTCAAAAACTAATTAGTGTTGGAATTTATGAATCACTTGAAGAAGCTATTTTAGCAGAAGTTCCAGCTGGAACATTTGTGGTTATAGATGATCCTAATACTGACATAAGAGAGTTTACTGTTGAAATGGTACCATCTTATGTTATTGAATCAAAAGAAGATTTAAAAGCACGTGAAGAACTTTTAAAAAGAGCAGCTGCAGAAAATGTAGCTAAAATTCAAGAAGATTTAGTTTCTGAATAAGTATTAATTTGTGCAGCCCCTAGTGGGCTGTACTTTTAAAAATTAAAGCTATGTCAAATAGTATAGGTGATTTAAAAAATAGTGGCCTACAAGGTAACAACTGGCCATGGCAATATAAAGTCCTACTAGGACTTGATGGTATTATAAATGCAATTGGTACGGGGACTGAGTATGAAGCTCAAATAGTAAAAGCTACTTGTCCAGGACCAACTCCTTCATCAGGATATTATCTAGAAATACGTATATATAATACAACTACAGGTTCCTTTGGAGCACCTACATACTACCTTCCTGGTAGTACAACACCTGTTAACCTTTCTGCATGTACAAAAGAATATGCAAATGATTCAGCAGTACTTACTCAAATTTACACTGAATTACTTGAACAAGGTCTTACATTAGATGCAATTGAAACTGCAGTAGAAGGAACTCTTACAGTTCAAGCAAATGATTTGGATATTAGATCTTTAACATGTACTGATATAGTATCTTTATGTTTTGATAATGCAGGAACTCCAACAACAGTAAGTAATACTAATCCATTACCAGTTAATGCAATAATTACAATACCAAGTGCATTAGATACAGCTTTGTTTGCATTTGATATTACTTCAGGAGTAAATGAAGCTTTAACTACAACTGAAACCTCACCTGGAACTCATGCATTAGATGTTAATCTAACAACTCGTTTAGATTGTACTACAGATTCAGTAGCAATATGTGATGGTACAGGTAATGCTTTACTTATTGATGGTAATGGTTTTATTGGTTCCAATTTATTTGCTCAAGATCCAATAACTAGTAATCAAGGGCCATTAACATTTACAGGTACAGGTTTAGCTAATGCTTTAGATGTTAATATTACAAATACTGCTCTAGATATTAGAACATTAAATTGTGGTACTGATTCAATTAAAATATGTGATGGTACCACAGACTTAGGTATTAATCCAGATGGTAGTATTAATACTCGTACATTAGATGATTTAGGGAATGCTATTACAAGTTTAGCTAGTGGTTCAAGAAGAGGATTAGATGTAAATATATTAACACCAACTGTTGCTGTTGCATTAGGTAGTCTTGTTGAAACAGGAGTTCCAGGAGATTTGTCATCCTTTGGTCAGTCTATAACTTCAATATCATTTCAAAACATTGGTACTACTGCAGCTACTATATCTGTTGATGGTGGAGCAAATTTCTTTCCATTAGCTCCAGGAACATCAATTAATCTAGATCCTAGAATTCCTATGGGTTACTATGATGGCACATCATTCTTTTGGGATACTACAGCACTTGGTGCATCTTTACTTATTATTTATAACTATATTTAAAATAGTACGTTATGTCAATTTATATAAACAGAGACTTACCAAATGATGAATACCAAGCAGCAGTTGGTGCTAACAACCCTTCAAGTGCAAATGTATTTGCTACAATGGCAGATATTTTAGCTGGTACTGGTGATGCAGAGAGATTAATTTTTAATGTAAAAATCAGTCAAGTTGGTGGTATCAATAAAGGTCAAGCAGTTTATGTTAGTGGAGCAAATGGTACTAACATACTTGTTAGTAAAGCAGATTATTCAACAGAAGCAACATCATCTAAAACACTAGGCCTTCTTGTTGCTTCAGGTGCAAATAATGCATTTGGACAAGTTATTGCAAATGGTATTTTAAAAGGTACTGGTTCAGCTCCATTAGATACAAGTGCTGCTGGAGCAGGTGATCCTGTATGGTTAGGAGATGATGGTAATTTGATCTATGGTCTTGTTAATAAACCATATGCACCAAATCATCTTGTATTTATTGGTATTGTAGTAGAATCTAACCCAACAGTAGGAGAAATTTTTGTTAAAATACAAAATGGTTTTGAACTTAAAGAAATTCATGATGTAGATTTAATATCAAATCCTCCTTTAGATGGTCAAGTATTAACGTATAATGCAATTACTGACTTATGGGTTCCAACAAGTATTCCAGGAGCTACTCCAAGTGGTACTCAGTTATTAACTGGTGGAGCTTCTTGGTCAGGTACAGGAATGTTATTTGATGTATCAGCTCTTACATATACAATAGATGGTAACTATTACTCCTCTATTGCACAAAATGTTACTTTAGCTACAGGAGATCCTTCTGATCCAAGATTTGATGCAATTGTTGTAGATGCTACAGGAACTGTATCTGTTATTACAGGTACACCTTCAGCTAACCCAATTGTTCCAAGTATTCCAGGAACACAAGTATTAGTACAATATGTATTAGTTGCAGCTGGGGCTGTCACACCTTCAATAACAAATGAGTTTGTTTATACAGATGGTTCAACTCCAAACTGGATACCTGGTTCAAATTTACTGACCGTTTTTGATCCATTTAGTACAACACCAACTCCTTTTCAAGGAACTGAATGTACTTATATAACAGCAATATCTGCTAACACTTCTAGATTTTTAAAATATACAAAACCTTCTGGAAGTATATTAAGATCTAGTTTTCCTTTCTTATCATTTAGAATACAAGTATTACCAGGAAGTTCTGGTAGAGCTATGAATGTAAGATTGTATAATGGACTTACTTATATAAATGCTGTTAGTGCTGCAAGTTGGGGATATAGTTCAACAGCAGTTGGAGTATGGCAATTAGTAGTAATTCCATTATCAGCATTTGGAAACAATGCTATTACAACGGTTACTGAAATAAGATTTTTACCACAAGGAACAGTTGGTGCGGCAACACCATTTGCATTTGATGATATTAAATTTCAATCTGGATATGGTCCTCAAACAAATACAGCTACTATAGATGTTTTAGATAATGGAACTGTAGTAGGAGCAACAGCAAAACTTAATTTTATTGATGGTACAAATACAACAGCTGTTGTAACACAAGATATACCCAATAACAAAATTGATGTTCAAATTAATTCAGCTACAGCAGCTAATATTTATAATTCAGATGGTGCATTAACAGCAAATAGAACTTTAACAGGAGGGAACTTTGATCTTCTTTTGGATGCATTAAGATTATTTGGAGTAAATTTAGTACCTGGTGGTGGTGTAAACGGGTATACAATTAATGTTGATACCAATGGAATGTCTGGTTCTCTTGTTACTAGAATTTTTAAAATTGAAGATACTTTTACAGGAACTCAAAGATTTGGTATTAACAGAAATGGAAATGTTATATTTAATAATAGTTTTGAATTTCCATTAGGCGATGGTTTAGTAGGTCAAACATTAACTACTAATGGTGCAGGAACTGTAGAATGGGGTTTTCCTGTTACTACTAAGTCTTTCTTTGATCAGTTTATGGTAAATCAATATTCTTATTTTTTACCATCTGATAACTCAGCATTATTTGATACTCTAAGAGCTGGTGGTACTTTAACATCTGTTGGTACAACATCTTCTCTTACAGAAAATCCAATGGGTGTATTATTTACTACACCTACTGCTGTCAGTTCTGTGGCTGCGCTATTTGGAAATACATTTGGTGGAAGTATTTTAGGAGTAAATTTTCAATTTGAAACATATAGAAGATTTAGAATAAATACAGCAAATCCAGCCCAAAGACTATTTATTGGACTATCATCTTTATACAGTGCTGCTACACCTACCAATATAGATCCTATTTCTCAAATTAATAGTATTGGAGTGTGTAAAACATCAGCTAGTAACAATTTATTTTTAATGTGGAATGATGCTACAGGTACAGCATCAAGTTTAGATACTGGATTTACTGGAATCAGTAATACATTTACATACACTTTGAGAATATTTAAAACTTTTGGTATTGCATCAGTAACAATTGAGTTAACACAAATAACAAATAGTACAGGTGCTACATCTGTATTTTCAACAACAATCACATCTGACTATAATACAGGAGTAAATCATTTTCCTGTAGCATGGATGGGTAACTCAACAAGCTCAACTGGTGCAGTTTCTTATAAAGACTATGGTTGTACAATGACTAAACGTAATATAATAACAGCATAATGGAAGATAATTATACAATAGACAACAACGGACAAATCATGTGTAATGGTGTTGTTGTAGTAATGGAAGAAAATGATCCTACATATATTGCATATGTACAGTTTCTTGAAAATGGTGGTACTGTTACTCAGTTAGATGAGCCAGAAGTTATAGAAGAATTTACTGGTCCACGATCAGCCAAAAAGAATTAAATTTATATGTTTGTATTATGGGAACTGAACTATTAACAATAGCAATTTTTGTATCAGGTATTATTCTTGCCATTATAGGTTTCTTTTTGAGAAGTGCTTATGGTACTATAAATAAACAAATAGAAATATTAACTTTGGAAAACCAAAAAAGAATTGAGGACCAAGGTAGATTAAAAGGTAAATTTGAGTTGTTAGAACAAGAACAAAGATTAAAACTTCAACACATTGAAGAAAATACTCAGCATGAAATTAAAAACATGGCTACTAAAGTAGGAGAACTTTCTGATCTTGTAGGAGATTTAGTAAGAGTTCAAATGAGTACAGCAACTAGAAGAAGAAATAATAATAATTAAGTTATGTCAATAAAGAAAAGATGGAATGCTAAGACTCCAAAGTTTTGGAAGACAGTACAAAAGATTGCAATTGCAGCAGGAGCTGTAGCAGGAGTTATTATTGCTGCTCCAATTGCATTACCTGCAGCTGTAGTAACAGCAGCAACTTATGTAGTAACAGCTGGTACAGTAGCAGCTACATTAGCACAACTTACAGTAGATGATGCTGAAGTTAAAAAAGTAGAAACCCCAAATATATAAATAATGGCAACTAAAAAGAAAGAAGTGAAAGACATTGAGGTAGAAGTAAAAACCAAAAAAGTCAAAGCTAAAGTAAAGAAAGAAGGCAAGAAAGTTAATGTAAAAGTTGACACTCCTAATGTTGATGTAGAAATTAACAAAGATGAAGAGAAAAAAGAGTTTGTACTTGATAGTAAAAAACTAGATGTAAAGGTTACTAAAACAGAAGAAGGAACTGAAGTAAATGTAGTAGCTGAAAACTCTGCATTGAAGAGAGTTGGTGACTGGCTTGCAAAATTCTATGCTAAAAAATTTAATAAGAAAAAATGAGTATCCTAGACTTAACCAAAATTAAACAGGTACCTCTCTCAGAAGGACAGTATGTAAATGAGGAGACCAAAAAACTACAGATTGTATTACATCATACAGCAGGAAATTCTTCTGCACCTGGTACAATTAAAATGTGGAATGCAGATGACAGAGGAAGAATTGCCACATGTGTAGTAATATCTGGTAAAGGTTTATCTAAAGATACTTATGATGGAGAAATTGCTCAAGCATTCTCATCTAAGAAATGGGCATATCATTTAGGTATTAAACCTGATGTTTTTAGAGCAAATGCTTTACCATACAGATCACTGGATCCACTTGCAATAGGAATTGAAATTTGCAATTGGGGACCATTGACTTTAAAAAATGATGGTAAGTTTTATAATTATGTAGATAGAATAGTACCAAAAGAACAAGTATGCACATTAGATAAAGCATATAAAGGTTATACTTATTATCATGCCTACACAGATGCACAGATTGAATCTGTGAGACAATTGTTAGTATACTGGAATAAAGTTCATGGCATTTCATTAAAGTACAATGAGAAGGATATGTGGGAAGTTTCTAAGAATGCATTGTCAGCTGTACCAGGAGTTTATACTCATAACTCTTATAGAAAAGATAAGAGTGATATTTCTCCTCAGCCAAAAATGATAGCTATGCTAAAATCCCTTGCACAATGAAATTTAGAAATAACTGGAAAAACCACAAGCCTAGTTGGAAAACAGTAACTATAAGATGTAGAGTGTCTTTATTAGATTTATTTTCAATTGAATTAGATCCATCTAGAAACTTTTATTCTTTTACCTTATTCAACTTTACTGTTAAAAACAGATAATCTTATTGAAAGTATACTAATCCAGGTACTTTGTATGCCTGGATTTTTTTTGTTTAAACAATTTGAGTTTAAACTTTTATTGTATATTTGTCTAAATTATAATTTATTTATTATGGAAAACCAACAAGAAGAAAAAGTATTTACTCAACAAGAAGTAGATGCTAAGAAAGATGAGATGTTAAAGTTTTATACTGAATCCTTAACATATCTAGAAGCTCAATTAAAGTATGAAACTACATTAATGGAGATTGATGAAGTAAGATTTAAAAGAGCACAGTATCAAGTTCAATATGCTATGATGATGGCACCACCTGAAGAAGAAGAAACAGATGGATTAGAAAATGAAGCTGCAGAAAGAATAAATCCAGAAACTCCCCTTAGAAAATTAAAAAAGCAATAAGATGGCTTTAGTTAATCAGGTACAGAAGAAAGTTATGATGTCCAGAGAGGATGTTATAAAGTATCAGATACTTACTCACTGTTATATTAACCGTATAACAGTGAGTGATTCTGATTTAGAATGTCTTGCCTTATTAAGTCAAATTGGTCCCATTGAATTGACAGGTTTTTGTTATGAAGCTTCTGAAGAACATGCTATATTTAAGTCTGAGCAAACAGTAAGAAATTGTATTAATAAATGTGAGAAACAGTTATTAGTAGTAAAGGATCCTGAGAATAAAAAAATTATTGCTGTAAATCCAGCAATGAAAATTCAAACAGAAGGAACAATACTACTTGACTATAAATTTCTTGGCAAATGATACCTTACAAAGCAAAGATACTTACTAAAGATGTTGCAGAAGAATTGAATGTATCAAAAACACTTGTTGATGATTTAATTGAATTTTACTATAAAGATGTAAGAGAAAACTTAAGTGAGTTAAATCATCCAAGAATAAACATTGAAGGACTAGGCCAATTTGTAATAAGAGCAAACGGAGTAAATAGTGCAATTCCAAAATATGAAAAAGCATTGAATACACATGACACATCTACATTTACAGCTTATTATAATAAGAAAATAATTGAAGATAGGTTAGAGTTATTAAGAAAAATGCAAAATATGTTAGCCTTGGAAGAGCAAAAAAAGAAAGAATTTAAAAGTAAAAAATATGAAAAATACTTTAAAACTAATTTGGCAGAACAGAAAGGGGATAATTGAAGGCATAACTAATTCAATTATAAGAGATGAAACAGTAGAAGAAATTTCAAGATTAAGATATTCTATCTGTGAAGAATGTCCAAGTAAAGGAAAGAAGTGTGCTGTAAAGGGCACAGCTCCTTGCTGTAATGAATGTGGATGTTCACTTAATCTAAAAACTAGATCTTTATCTTCAGATTGCCCATTAGGTAAATGGGATGCAATTGCCACTGAAGAAGAAGAGGATAAATTAGAAAAGTTATGAATTGGCCAGAATTAGAATCTTTTCTAACAGATGGTATTGCTTCTCAAGGAAGACAAATTAGTTTGTATACTGGACAAGCAGGAGCAGATTACCTTGCACATGCAATGGCTATTGAAAATTCTGTTGGGTTTGTAGAGTGGATGGAAGAAAAAAAGAAAGTAGATTCTGAGACAGCAAAAAGTTTGATAACTATGTTGAGGTCAGAAGATATAGATAATTTTAACATAGCAGTACTTGCTATAGAACAACTAAAGAAATGATAGTATTTAATGCAGATGATCATAGTTACAGAAGTATTGATGACAGTAACATTGATTGGATAAGTGTGACCACACTTGTTTCCCATTTTAAAAAACCTTTTGATGCAAAGAAAACTGCAGAAAAAGTTAGTAAGAATAAGAACTCCAAATGGTTTGGTATTGATCCAGTTATTATTCAACAGATATGGAATAATGAAGGAGATAGATCTACAACCCTTGGTACATGGTACCATAATCAAAGGGAAGATGATTTATGTTCTTTATCTTCAATTGAAAGGGAAGGTATAACAGTCCCTGTTTTTAAACCTTCTGAATTAGATAATGGTAAAAAGTCAGCTCCTTCTCAAAAGTTAGAAACTGGTATATATCCAGAACACATGGTTTATTTAAAGTCTGCCGGTATCTGTGGGCAATCAGATTTAGTGGAAGTAGTTAATGGACATGTAAACATCATTGATTACAAGACCAATAAAGAAATTAAAATGGAATCCTATGTAAACTGGGAAGGAGTATCTGATAAATTACTACCTCCTTTGGATACTTTAGATGATTGTCATTTTTATCACTATGCTTTACAATTGAGTATTTATATGTATATTATACTAAAGCATAATCCTAAACTAAAACCAGGAAAGATATTTATACATCATATTACATTTGAAGTTGAAAGAGAAGACAATTGGGGATACCCAATAAGCAAGTTAGATGAAAATGGGGACCCTCTTGTAAAACAAGTAAACCCAATCCATGTACCATATCTTGTAGATGAAGTAATTGCAGTCATTCATTATCTTAATGACAATAGACATAAAATTAAAAAGAAATGATTTTAACAAAACTATTTGATGTTCAGAATGGAGTAGTAGTTCCAACTGAACATTGCTATACATTAAAAGCTCTTAAAGATGTCATGGATGAATATCCAGATGATTATCTTAAGATCTACTTGTATTTATTCTACATGTCATGTCCTAATCCTGATTTAAATCCTTTTTTCTTTACACCAGATGTAGATAAGGAACATTTGATCCTAAGTCAAATAGAAGCAGAATTTTCTACTGAAGATGACACAATATTTACAGCTTTACAATTTTGTCAAAGAATGTATGAAACACCTACATCCAGAGCATACAAAGGTATTGCATCTATGTTAGATAGATTAGGAAGATATATGGAAAATACTCCTATTACTCATGGTAGAGATGGTAACTTTAACTCTCTTATAGCTGCCGCTAAAAATTATGATGCTATTAGACAATCTTTCAAAGGTGCCTATAAGGATCTTCAGGAAGAACAGTCAAGTAAAGTTAGAGGTGGTATAGGAATGGCATATGATCAATAAGAAAAGTTATGAGTGAGATTTATCAAGATATACCAACATATGAAAATGGTGCATGGACAACCACAAGTTTTGAATCTAGAGAGGATTTTACTAAGTTTATCTTTAGTGTGTTTAAAGAACCTGGAGAGTACAACTTTAATGAAACTACTAATAAAGTTTTCATATCTGA